AATCTGTTTGCTCATCGAGAAGTCGCGCCACAATGATTCGCTCACCGAGTAGTAACCCTTTGGAATGTAATTACCGATTGATCTCTGCTCCCCGGCGTTCGATAGTGCATCGTGCAACGCGTCCAGGATCAGGCGTTGCTGGCCCGATAACTTTTTCCTGGCCACGATGTCCGCTGGCTGATCTGTTGCTTCCAGGACCAGGCTGGTTTCCGCTTCCAGGGACAAGGGACCGGTGGCCAGCTCAACGCTGATCGTCTTAAATTGCATCGGTTGTAATGGTTCCGCGTCCTTCTGTTTCTCGGTGGTTAGCAGTACGCGATCGTTGTCGCGCTCTACTTTGATGCTGACATCCACGGCACCGATTAGGGCAGTCGATCCCCTGGCGCCTCTGTTGCTATCCTTGCCGGAGTGATGGATCGGGAGTACGGCGCACCCCAGGGCCTCGCGTACCAGGTCCATGTTCTTGACCGCTTTGCCCATGTCCTGGGCGGAGTTCTCATCGCCGCCGATCATGCACCTGGCAACGGTATCAAATACGACCATCGCGACGGGTACTTGCGGGTCCCTGGTTGTCTCGATCGTTTGCAGTAGGTCCAAGATCTCGTTGTCATCCAATAGATTAACGGCCTTGGGTATCAGGTAGAAGGGCGCCTCTTCGTCGCGTTCGTGATGCTGATGCCAGGCTCCGATCCGCTTTCTAAATCCGCCAACGCCTTCTCCCGCCACGTAGAATACTTGCCCCCTGGTAACTTCATGGCCATGCCATTGCGCGCCGTGTGCAACGGTGAGCGCAATATCTAGCGCCGTGAAAGTTTTACCGCCGCCAGGTTCGCCGTAGATCATGGCCATGGATTGTTTTGGGATCAATCCATTGACTAGCCAGGTGACTGGCGGCAATTGCGCGATCTCTTTTAACGTGAGAATGCGTAACCTGGGCGGGCTGACGGGTGCTTGCCAATCTTTAGCCAGGGGCGCGACCTTGGCCAGTTGTACCAGCTGGTCCTTGGATCCGCCGTCCTGTATCCAATCGAATACGTCGGCCTTCTCTTTCAGGTTAGGCAATTCCAGGATACGTACTTCCTGGGCAACGCTGGCCAATTGCTCGACCAGGACTTTGGCGTGATTGCGCCCGGCTTCGTCGTTGTCCGGCAGTACGATGATCTTGCGCCCGGCAAAATGCTGGTTCAAATCCTGGGTCCATTTCTTGGCACCGCCTGAGTTGCAAGATGCCAGCAATCCCAGTTTCTTTAGGGCCTCGACATCCTTCTCCCCTTCGACCAGGAAGATAGTCTTTCTCGGATGCTCCAGGATGGCCGGAAGGTTGTAAGGCAAGGGTGTAACGCCTTGAAGGTTCCATACGTGTTTGCCGTTCTCCAGGCGCCTTTGCCGGAAGTCTTTTGGCTCAAATCGTAGGACTTCGTACACGATCTCGCCGTACGCATTCACGTACGGATAGACTTCTTTGATGCGACGCGGAATGATGGGCCTTAAATCTTCTGTTTTGCTTGCCCTGGGCGTGAGATGGATGCCTAAGTTTTCACTCATCCAGGCTTCAATCTTCGCGCCCCCAGTTTCTTTCTTGATGAGATCGGATACGCCGCCGCCTTCGTTCTGTTCGTGGTCGTACCAGGTTCCCTTTTCAAGATCGATTGACTTGGACCCATGGGTTCCAAACCGGATCTCTTTACCAGGTTTGGATAACTTCGTATTTGGTTCGCCCCAAAAATACTGGGCGACTTGTTCTATGTGTTGTACCAATTCCGTCATGGGAAAAAAAGACCGCGGGTATTAGCCGCGGCCCCTACTCAAAGGTTAATCAAAATTCGTCGTCAGATGCCGCTGGCGCTGGGGCCTTGGCTGGGGCTGGTTTTGAAGTTTGTTCCTGAGTAAACCCACGTGGATCGTACAAAGCAAAGTCGGCTGGTGCATCGACCCATTTTTCCAGTACGAAATTCGGTACCTGGGTGGATCCTTTGCCGATCGCGATAACTGTTGCGCCGGTAAACTTTAAGACTGGCACCTTGCCAGGGTTAGCTACCGCCTGGTCCGAGATCTGCCCCCAAATTGCGGACAATCCCTTGTTGCTACCAGCTGAGTTAGTGGACCACTCGCGCTGGCCAATCGTTTTGGAATACATTTGCAGAGAGAATCCGCGCTTGTGTTCATCGCTAGGCTGATCGCCTTTAACACCCGGCCGCGTGTCCCATGACCAGCTCGGTGATGATCCGGCCACGATCTTTCCCCATCCTGTTTTCAGGCTCGTTGGATCTACCAGGAATTGCCCTAGTTGGATCTGTTCCCCGTCAACGTTCCAGGTGCCGGTGCTTGCGTTGTAACGGATGTATTGCCCGCCGCCTTCGCCGGTAAGTCCTAAGTCAAAGCTCATTGTCTTGCTCCTTCTTGCTATTTGCTAAGTTGAAATTAAAAAGCCCGTATTGACGATGCCACAAGAGCATTGTCTCTTCCGGGATCACGTACAAGCGCGGCTTCCTGTCAGCTCTCACTACCAGGAAGTCACTTCCTTGTTGCTCCAGGGCGTCATAGAGTACGCCAAATCCTGTCTTGCGCCGCTTGCATTCGATGGTATAGCCGGCCAGCATAACGTCGCCGCAGAACATCCCGCCAGCTCCGCCTGATAACGGGACGCGCTGGGCCTCAATGCCCTCGGCCTTCCAGGTATGCACGACTTCGAGTTCTAGTTCCGCGCCCCGCTCGCGGTTGCGCTTACCCCCGGCCATGGATCACCTGGTCGATGCGATCTTCTACGCTAGTGCGGCGGCCGGTAAGGCCCAGGGCGATTAGCTCTTCCGCCAGGCTTGACATTGAGCGGCGTTCCTTGCTGGATTGCTCCTGAAGTTCGCGGCGCAATCGCTCGGTAAGGTGTAGCTGGGTGGGTTTTGTGGGGTTTTCTGTCATGGTTGTGGTTTATTTACAAATTATTTTTGTTTTGGTATTGCAATGGTATCGCAATGGGACCATAATAAAAGCGTACAAACAACAAACGAAGGAGAAACAAGATGAAATACCAAATAATCAACCGCGCTCCTGATGGTCAATTTATCCGGACCTTCAAAAAATTATCCAGTGCCGCCGCCTACTTTGAAGAGATGTCCGGTTTCACGATCGAGCAAGCCCTGTCAGAAAGATACTTCATGGACGGCCAGGTTCCTACATTCGATCAAGTAGAGGGAATCAGCGCCGTGTCTATGTTCGGTAACGTAATCGCAATTCGGAAAATCGTCAGCGAGTTTGGTGCCGACGGTAATCTTGAATCCCTTGTTTCTTAATCTAGGAGAAATCACCATGAAAAATTATCTCAGTTGTGCAGAAACCGCCAAGATGATTCGCTCAGTTCTAAAAGAATCATTCCCTGGTGTAAAGTTCAGCGTCAAGTCTAGCACCTACTCGATGGGTGCCAGCATCACCGTTCGGTACCAGGACGGGCCTACTGCCGACGCAGTTAAGTCAGTAGTCTCGATCTTCGAGGCGTCCTACTTCGACGGGATGCAAGACTACAAAGGCCAAAGATACACCGCGATCGACGGCCAGGAAGTTAGATTTGGCGCCGACTACGTGTTCGTTAATAGATCGTATAGCGTCGAGTTCCTGACCGTGATGGCCAAAGACGTGTGCCAAAAGTACGGCCTGGAAATTGGGTACGAAATTCTTGATAGCGAATATAGCGGCGCGTACATCGCCGGAGCGAATGCGGTTGTGATGCCTTGCGGTAGATACTTCCCGGCCGCAGTCGGGTTCGCGTGTGCCGAAGTGTCCATGAAAGATGCCCTGGGCGCGACGATCCAGCCAAGCGCGACCCTAACTAGGATCACCAGCCTGGGTGATGACGGGTACGGCCAAGGTTGTGTTGGTAGGTTGGCCGCATGAAAATGGCGATCCTACGCCGGACCGTATTCCAGGGCGATGATGTCCGTCGCCCGGTTGCCGTCGTCCTGGTCAAGCGCCTGGACGTTCGCGAGTATGCGACGTTCTTACAAGACCCCGACGGCAAAATGTACGCCGGTTTATATTCCAGGGACTACGAGGCCGCATTCGGCGAGTATGAGATTCGTTGCCGCGCGGCCAGTTCGCCCGATGATCCGGGCCGTGAAATTAGCGAGGTGAAATTATGAAAGTGATTGCGTATTACCGTGTGAGTACCAAAAAACAGGGAGAGAGCGGCCTGGGTTTAGAGGCCCAAAAAAATACCATCAATCGATTCCTGGCCAGCTCATCCTATGAGCTAGTGTCCGAGTATGTTGAGATCGAGAGCGGCCGTAAGACTGACAAGCGCAGACCACAATTGCGCGCGGCCCTAGAGCAATGCGAAAGAGAAGGCTCGACCCTGATGATTGCCAAGCTTGACCGTCTAACCCGTAACGTCGGATTTTTGACTACGCTCTTGGATCGCCAGGTCCCGATCATGGCGCTTGATATGCCAAACCTTCAGGACCCAGCGATGAGCCGATTCATTCTCCAACTGATGGCCAACGTGGCAGAGCTAGAGCGCGCTCAGATTTCTGACCGTACTAAAAAGGCCCTGGCGGCGCGCAAGGCCAGGGGTATGACATTGGGTTCACCTACACCAGCCAACGGCGCCCAGGCCGGGGGATTGGCTACGGCGGGGCAAGCAAACGAATTCGCTTCCCAGGTTTATCCGGTGATTGCAGAGTTGCGCGAGTTTGGTTGCAAGACCCTGGAGAAAATCGCCCAGGGTTTGAGTGCCAGGGGAATTGCAACGGCCACCGGCAAAAGAGCCTGGTCGATTAGTGCGGTTCGTAATGTTGTCAATAGATACGAGGGAGCGTTAGCATGAGTAACTTAATTTCTAGAGCGGTTCAGTTTGCGGACCAGGCGCATGATGGCCAGGTGCGTAAGTTTTCCGGGGTGCCTTACATCGCTCACCCCATGGAAGTGATGCAGATTGTCCGCGGCGTTTGTAGTGATGATGATGTCCTGGCCGCCGCAGTTTTGCATGATGTCATTGAAGATTGCAACGTAACTTACACCGACTTGGTGATCGAGTTTAATGAGAGAGTTGCGCGCCTGGTGTACCAGGTAACGAATGCCGCCGACAAGTCAGACGGTGATCGTATGTCCAGGGCGTACATCAATCGTACGATCCTATCGAATGCGTGTGCAGAGGCGCAGACGATTAAGCTGGCCGATATCATTTCAAATCTTGGCACGATCGAGCTGGCCTTTGAGTGTGATCCAGTATGGGCCGCGATGTACCTGGAAGAAAAGATCGACACCATCAACGTGTTAACCAGGGGCAATATTCAGTTAATGAAAAGAGCGAGATCTCTCGCGGCGAGGGGGATATTGCAATGATCGACGCATTGATTCAAGGCTTACTTTTTATGGCCATCGGGGTCATAGTTATCTTGATTATTATCATGGCAGTTTATTTAATGGAGAAATTTCAACGATGAAAAAAATCAAAGAGATGGTCCTGGAGTGTTTAATTGTTTTCGTGTTCGGCGTTCTGTTCAGCGTGTTTCTGGTTGAGTGGGCCGTCGGGTGTGGAGAGTATTACATTGATTCGCGCGGCAATGTAATTCCAAATGAGTGCGTGTTCTTAGACTTCCCGAAAGGAAATTAAAATGGTTGGAAAAATTACAAATGACATTCTGCCGTCCGGGTCCCGGATCGCTGGCATCATGGGCGTATCCCCGTTCCGTACTCCGAATGACGAGTTGGCGGCCAGTATCGACGCGATGGAAGGCAAGCCGCGCCCACCGTTTAATGTAGAGGCCGCAGACTGGGGAAATACTTTAGAGCCGATCATCATTGAAGAGGCGGCCAAGCGCCTGGGCATAACGATCAAAGAGTTGCAAGTGGACTATGCGCTTTCTTACCTGGAAGATGACGAGATCATTTTGCTGCTCGCTCGATTCAATTTGGGAAGGTGACGGGCGTACCGTGACCACCGACCCGGAGATGGGGATCTATGTTATCGGCGCGAATAGCATCACGCTCAACGGCCTGGGATGTTGCGAATCAAAACTAACGAGCGCCATGCCGGAAGATGAGCCACCGTTATATCGTGGTCCGCTCCAGCTCCAGGCGCAATTACTTTGTGCCGGTTATACCTGGGGAGTGATCGCCACCTTGTATCGCGGGACCGAGTTGCGGATTTACTTTTACCAGGCAAGTGGTAACACCCAGGCCAAGATCATTGACGTATGCAAAGAGTTCACGCGACGCGTTAATAGTCAGTCCTGGTATCCAGTTGCCAGTCCGGCCGATGGTGTTAAGGCATACCCTACGGTTGATGGATTGCAAGCGCCGATTGAGTTGTCCGGCGATGCGGCCAACTATGCGCGCCGCTTGATTGAGGCCAAGGTCCATGCAAAACAATTAGATGAAGAGATTGATTTTCTTCAGTCTAAGATTATGGATTCTATGACTAACGTTGAAGAGGGGTATATCAAGAGTGCAGACGGTTCAGTTGCGGCGCGGATCAAGTGGGCAATGCGATCGTACAAGGCCCAGCCTGAGAAGGTGACGCCCGCCAAAGAGGCCCGTGTTGAGCGTTCCAAAACATTACAAATATTGGGAGTTAAATAATGAAAATAAAATCCTATTTCCAGGAAAGACTAGAGCATCATATCGAGGCCAGGAAGGCGGAGAAAAACTTAGAGCCGATTCCGTTTGCCGGCCAGGTTGATATCGATGCCAACACTTGCGACAAGTGCGGCAAGACTTTAGAGATTGACGAAGTGCATAAGTGTCCCAGGGAGAAAACCTTGGGGGAATTGGCCAATGAGTTTGAAGGTTGGTACAACGAGAAGATGGGCCGATCAGGTGTGAGATGGGCGGGCGACTAATGAAACTTTCACCCACTCCAAAGCAAAAAAGATTGCTGGATTTCTTATTGAAATTTCATGCAGATCATGGGGTTTTCCCTAGTACCAGGGAGATTGGTA